CGATCCTGTGACATGGACGAGATGGGTGAGGCAATCCGTGACAAGTTTGTTGAGATCTATTCCCAGCCTGTGCTCAAGAACTGGGCAGAGCAACTTGGAGTGGACTTCGATGAAGGTGTCATGATCAACACGTTGGACATCAATGATGTTCAGAACTCCTCCTACTTCTTCTGCTAATGGGAAGCACCGTCCCTGATTTTGCTGCGTATGCCGAGTGTCTCGGTGTACGTGAATCCGTCATCGAGAACCTCTTTGAGGAATACGAACTCGAAGTCGAAGCCTTTGGCATTGAGATCAGCTTCTACGAATACCTCGTGGAAGAGTTTGCTCAAGCTGCCTACATGATCGAAGCTCTCCAGAATGGTGGGGATGCGGTTGATTGTCTTGAGGCTTACGATGAAACGTATTCCTTCCTGGAGTCCTTTGATGACTGATTCGATCCACGCTTTTGATCTGACCACCGAGGACATTATCGAAGCCAACCGAATCTACGATCCTTCACTGGACAGTAGCATTGAGGAGGTCTTTGAATTGATCCGAGATCACAACCAGATCACCACCAACGCTGAACTCCACCACCACCTCACCCATGTCTGAATCCCGTCACATCATCACCACCACGCTGGAAGGCTACGTGAATGCTCTGAAGCCTGCCGGTAAGTTCAACAACTGCACCTTCTCCTTTTCTCTTGGTAAGGAGGACATGGCTAAGTTTGATGAAGCTTACGAACAGGCTATGGTCTGGGGCGAAAACAAAATGGCTGGCAAACGTTTCACCAAGGAACTTCCGAAGTGGGATGAATCCGGTTCTATCAAATACAGCTACGGCGGCGAAAGCAACAACCCGATGTTCCCGTGGGTTGACACTGATGGCGTACCCATTGACGTGGACACCCCTATCTGGAAGGGTACTGTTGTTAAGCTGATTATCGACCTGCGACCTTATGTTTTCTCCACAAAGGTTGGACTCGGAGTCAAGGTTCGAGGTGCTCAAGTTCTCAAACTGGTTGGCGCTGGCGGGTCTGATTCTGGTGGGCTTGAGTCTGAAGATGTGGCTGCTATCTTTGGAACTTCTGATGGTTTCAAAGCTGGCTCTCCATCGTTTGAACCGAACCCTCAGACGGATCTTAACGACGACGACTTTCCGTTCTAATGGCTAAGTACCGGTCCCGTCTCGAAGAGCGGCTTGCCCGGTGGTTAGAAGTGAATGGACAACCGTTTGAGTATGAGACCCTTAAGCTTGACTACACCTTAAAAGCCGTTTACACTCCAGATTTTATTCTTCCCAATGGGGTCATCCTGGAAGCCAAGGGCTACTTCAAGCCAGAGGATAGGAGAAAGATGCTTGCCGTCAAAAAGCAACATCCTGATCTTGACATCCGCTTGGTCTTCCAGCAACCCCACAACACAATCACTAAGGAGTCAAAGACTACTTACGCAATGTGGGCAGAGAAGAATGATTTCCTGTGGTGTCCTTACCATGCTATTCCACTAGATTGGTTTGAATGAAAGTCAGCAAGATTCTTTCTGGTAAAGTATTTATCAGCAAGAAGAAAAAGCCCAAGCGTCCCCTGAAGACAGGCAAACCCTACCGAGGCCAAGGCCGCCGATGAATTACCAAACACCATACGGTACCAAACAACAACTGTTTGAAGAGCTTGGCGATTTATTTGCCGAAATTCCAGAAGGTTATGATCCGGTTGATGTAGCCGATGCCATCCTTGATGCCCTTGAGGATTGGATCAAGTACCACAAAAAGAACCTCGAATCCTATGAGCTTGTTCGATCAAAGCTCCGAGAGCGAATTTGTTCGGCATGAGCCATGCCCTTCCTGTGGCAGTAGCGATGCCCTTGGTCGTTATTCTGACGGTCATGGGCACTGCTTTTCTTGTGGCCATTACGAGTTTGGTGATGGCGAATCTATTTCTGTTCACAAGCCGCAATTCCGCATGGACTTTACCGGAGACATTGTTCCTCTCCGCTCCAGGGGTATCCTTGAAGACACCTGCAAGAAGTTCAACGTAAGGTATGATGCGGAGACTAAAACTCTTCGCTTCCCTTACTATGATTCTTCTGGTCAGTTAGTTGCCTTCAAATCACGGACACCCGACAAGGACTTCCGATGGTCAGGCAAGAACGAAGATCACACCCTCTTCGGTCAGCAACTCTTCGGAGGGGCAAAGGGTAACAACAAGACCATTGTGGTTACTGAGGGTGAGTTGGATGCCTTGAGCGTCTGGCAGGCCCGCCCGAACTGGCCGGTGGTCAGCCTCGACAACGGGGCACAGGCCGCCAAGAAGTCCCTTCAGCACCAGTACAAGTTCATCGACAGGTACGACGAAATCGTGCTTCTGTTCGATAACGATGAGCCTGGACAACGAGCCGCCCAAGAGTGTGCTCAGATGTTCAGCCATCAAAAGGTATTCATTGCAACCCTATCTAATTACAAGGATGCCAATGAAGCGATCATGGCCAAAGACGCTGAGGCTATACGCCAGGCTTTTTGGCAGAAGAAACCGTATTCACCAAAGACGGTTATCGACGGACGCGACCTATTCGATCTCGCAATTAAGCCTCTACATGGTCGGGATGCTAACTGGCCTTTTAGTTGTCTTGATAGCATCACCAGCGGGCTCCGTCTCGGTGAGTTGGTTACGGTCACGGCTGGGTCTGGGGTAGGTAAGAGTACGTTCTGTGGTGAGGTAGCTCAGGCATTGGTTGACCAAGATCAAAAGGTCGGCTATATTGCCCTTGAGGAGAGCCTTCAACGGACAGCACTTCGGTTGATGTCGGTTAAGGCAAACAAAGCTCTTCACCTAAACAATGAACTTCCCCCTGATGAACTTAAGGCAGCGTTTGATTCATCGCTTGGCACTGGACAGGTATTTCTTCGTGACGGGTTCGGGTCAGTCGATCCTGAAGCCATACTTAGTGATTGCCGGTTCATGGCACAGGCAAAAGATGTACGCTGGATCATTCTTGACCACCTCTCGATTCTGATGTCTGGCAATGAATCACATGATGAGCGCAAGTTGATCGACGTGACCATGACCAAGCTTCGATCCTTTGTTGAGGAGACTGGTGTTGGTATGATCCTTATCAGCCACCTCAAGCGCCCTCAGGGCGACAAGGGACACGAAGACGGACAACAGGTAAGCCTTGGACAACTTCGAGGCTCACACAGCATTGTTCAGCTATCAGACATGGTGATTGCCCTTGAGCGTAATCTATCCTCTGGTAACAACTTTGCTAACATCCGCGTGCTCAAAAACAGATTCAATGGCCAGACTGGAAAGGCTGGTACCATTGTTTACAATTCTGACACAGGACGCATGATCGAAGACCTCACTGCTGAGTTCAATGACTCCAAAGCAACAACTGGATCAAACGAATACGGAGATTTCTAGCCGTGTTGTTTGTGCCTGCGGCTCTGACGCTTTCTTTTTCTCGGAGATGGAACCGAGTGGTTTCTTCTGTGAAGAATGTGGGCGACCAGATCCTATTACGCAACGTACCCTTGATACGGAAGAACCAGGATACTGGGGCCTATGAAACTCGTCTTTGACATTGAGACGAACGGCTTGCCCCGCCAGGGTTTAAGCTGTATCCACTGCCTCGTGACTAAAAACATCGAAACTGGAGAAGTCCTTCGGTATAACGATGTTGGTACTCACGAATCCATCACCACCGGAATCAACATCCTTGCCGAAGCTGACGTGCTCATTGGGCACAACATTGTTGGCTTTGACATTCCTGTGATTCAAGGAATATACCCGTTCTTTGAACCGCAAGGTAAACAATGTGATACGTTGATTCTCAGCCGACTGTTCCAACCAGACATCCTTTCGATTGATTATCGAAGAAAGCCCATTGGGATGCCAGGTAAACTCTATGGCCGCCATTCTTTGGAAGCCTGGGGTTATCGCCTTGGTGATTATAAGGGCGAGTTCGGTAAGACTACCGACTGGTCTGATTGGTCACAGGAAATGGAAGATTACTGCGAGCAGGATGTTCACGTTTGTGAGACCCTGTTCAATAAGGTCTTCCGTCCCAACATGCGGAAGTACATGGATGCTGTCTGGTTAGAACATGACCTGGCAAAGATCATGGCACTTCAAGAAACAGCAGGTTGGCCCTTTGATGTTGTTAAAGCCCAGAAGTTAGAGTCCACTCTCCGAACAGAGATGGATCAACTTGCCGATCACATGCGAGAAACCTTCCCGTATGTTGATGGCGGAACCATGATTCCCAAGAGGAATAACAGCACCAAGGGATACTTTGATGGGGCTGAGTTTACCAAGCTTAAGGAATTCAACCCAACCAGCAGACAACACATCGCCTGGGCATTTGCCACATGGAGGGGTTGGAAGCCTGAGCAATTTACCGATACCGGAGCACCAAAGATTGATGAAGGAGTCCTGCAATCCATCGGCACCGAAGAAGCAACCACCTTCGGACGTATCCTTGAGCTTCAAAAAGCCCTTGGACAACTCAGCGATGGAAACAACGCTTGGCTCAAGATGGTCACCCCTGCGGGGCGTATCCACCACGTTTGCCAGCTTGCTACCAACACCGGGCGCAACGCGCACAGCCGACCAAATCTTGGGCAGACGAGTTCGGATCCTCGTTGTCGTGAACTATTTGGTCCTGGCAATGGTATGCGTCAGGTTGGTGCCGATGCTTCCGGCTTGGAGCTTCGTATGCTTGGCCACTATCTCGCTGAGTTTGATGGCGGTGCTTTCGCTGACGTTGTAGTCAACGGAGACATCCACCAGCAGAACGCAGATCGTGTGGGTTGTTCCCGCAAGGAAGTCAAGACCCTAACCTACGCATTCATCTATGGCGCTTCCGACAAGAAGATCGGCACCTCGCTCGATAAGTCATTGGGTGATGAGGAGGCGAAGGCTCTTGGTAAGAAGATTCGAGCAAAGTTCCTCAAGGCAATTCCCGGTCTTGATGAGTTGCTTAAGAACGTGGCCGCTCAATCTGCTTCTGATGTACTTGTTGGGCTTGATGGCCGTCCAATTAAACTACAAGGAAAGAAACACGCTGCCCTCAACTACCTCTTGCAATCAGCAGGGGCGATAGTTTGTAAGCGGTGGAATGTTATCGCCTTTGACCAAACACAGAAACTCGGATGGACCTGGGGCATTGATTACCAATGGCTCGGATGGATCCATGACGAGATTCAACTCGCTGTTCAACCGCACCTAGTAAATGACGCCAAGTTCCAACTCGAATGGTCAATCGTCCAAGCGGGGGAATACTACAACCTCCGCGTCCCCCTCGCCTCAGAAGCAAAAGAGGGAAACAGTTGGGCGGACTGCCATTGAACCAGAACTTCGGATTGACGCCGACTTCTTTGCCTACCGTTGTTGTCAGGTAAATGAAGTTGAACTTGACTGGGGTGATGATTTGATCACGATTGCCAGTAACTTCAAAGAGGTTATCAGGGCATTTAATACAGAGATCAAAAACCTAAAGACTCGCTTTGATACGGAACGAGTATTGCTGTACTTCTCTGACAGCAAAAACTTCCGTAAACTGATCGACTCTGATTACAAGGGGAAGCGCACCAAGCGAAAGCCGGTAGGTTACAAACGGTTATTGGAGTGGTGTAAATCCAACTTCAAAACTATTCGCTATGAAAACCTCGAAGCGGACGATGCGCTGGGTCTGGAATGTCATCTCGATCCTAGCGATTTTATTCTTGTTTCTCCTGACAAGGACATGAAACAGATCAGCTGCAACCTCTTTAATGGGGATGAGCTGAAGTTCATTACACCTGAAGAAGCCGACTACTGGTTCTGGATGCAATGCCTTACGGGCGACCCAGTGGATGGCTACAAAGGAGTGCCTGGCATTGGTGCCAAAGGTGCTCAAAAGATCCTTGCTAAAGCTGAGGATCCATGGCAAGCTATTATTACTGCCTACGAAATGTCAGGCTTAACGCTTGATGATGCCATCCGCAACGCTCGTCTCGCACGGATCCTCCGGCCTGGTGAGTACAACTCCACCACAAAGGAGCCCATCCTATGGAACCCACCCCCATCCTCCTTGGACTTGACATCGGCCTAGTATTAGCTATCGTTTATGTCCTCGACCGCAACGTCTTCCACGCACTCGACATCCTGCTGCGAGCAATCCCAGTCTGGTTTGAACTACGAAGAAATCAAATCATTCTTGGAATGCAGCTGTGGCTCGATAGACGATCACTCAGAAATGATGCCTTGGGACGATTTCTGGCAAATCGTAGACTCCAAAGCATCATCGACAATCCCGACTACGCAGAGTTCTTCCGTGACCAAGTACAGTCCGACTCATTACAAGAGGGGGACGATTGAGGTTTGGGATTTCATTGCTGATCAACAACTCGATTACTTTCTTGGCAATGTTATCAAGTATGTGTGCCGAGCTGGTCACAAGAAATACGAAGAAGAATTAGATGATCTTCTCAAGGCTAAGGCCTACATTGAAAAGAAGATTGCTTTGACTTCCGCCAACCGCAACCGCTAATGATGCCATCGCTGCTCCAACAAGCCATCACCTTCCGCGAGGCGATGGACCAACCTATTAACACCACTGATGAAAACATTCACGAACTACAATTTACTCTTATCGAAGAAGAGTTTAGTGAACTTCGTGACGAATATTATATTGAATTAGACAGCGGCTCCAAAGAGAACCAACTCAAAGAGCTGGCCGATCTTGTGTTTGTCTGCTATCAATACGCCGCTGCTCGTGGCTGGAATCTTGATGCGGCTATGAATCGTATCTTTGAATCCAATATGAGCAAACTTGTCGATGGGAAACCACTTCGTCGTGAAGACGGAAAGGTTCTCAAGGGCCCTAATTACCAACCTCCTGTTCTCGACGACCTTATCTAAACCAATGTCCCCTCAAAAGATTGCACGTACTGGCCGTGTTCAAAACTGGATTGACAACCCCGAATCTCGCCTACCGGTCAGCTGTACGGTCTTCCAAGTGGATGACACGATGGAGGGGCCTGAGGGCATTGAAGCGTCATGGCGCTTTGTTTCGCACGCTCTGCGTAACGGAGCTGGCGTTGCTGTTCATCTCACTAAGCTACGCCCTCGCGGTTCAGAGAATGGAAAGGGCCTTACAGCATCCGGTCCCGTCTCGTTCGCTCGAATCTATTCCGCCCTTAACGAGACCCTCCGCAGGGGTGGTGTATACAAGAACGGAGCAGTAGTCTG